CTTCCGATCTTCTAAAAGAGTTGACTTACCTGAACCAATATTGCCTTCAATAGATACAATCTTAAACATTATTATATTATATAGATTTATTTTTATGTTATTTTTTGATTTCAATTTTTTATCCACCTTTTAAAAAAGGTGGAGCCAAAAACTCAGAATAAGTTGTTTATTAAATATTAACAATAATAATAATGTATCAATAACATTACACATGGTTGTTTGGCTCCACCTTTTCAAAGGTGGACAAAAAATTGAAATGTTAAACCTACTTAAAGAAATAACTACATATTATTAGAACAATGGATCTTAAACAAAGAAAACTCTCCAAATCTGAATGGGATTCAATTGAAATCCCTGTTTCTAAATCAGAAACGGAAATATTACAACTTATTGTTAGTGGATTCTCAAATATTCATATAAAAATTAATAAAACTGATTCTATCTTTACCTATCTAAAGATAGAATATAATAGTCAAATTGAAGATTTCCTATATGTTAAATTCTTTGCCGATAAAATAAAAACTCTTATCCAATCAAATAACATAAACTTTATTAAATTTGAAGCAGAAAAACGATCTAATAAAACAGATGATACAGAAAAAATATATTATATTAATATTTCATCTATTGTTCGTCTTAAAAGTGGAGATCAAATTCGTTTAGCACGAATTGACGAAGCTGACTCTTTAAATTATTCTAACATCTATGACTTTATACTTTACAACCATTTAGAACAAATGATTCAATTAAAGAGCACAAATAATAAACAATGGATATACTATTATTACACATTAAATAATCTAATTAAAAACAATGTTGATAAAGTAATTCGTTATTTAAAAGAAATCATTGAAATCTGTCTTATAAATTTTGAAACAGATATTGATTTACTTCATATTGTAGCCAATTCTGTTAACTTTATTGAAAAAAATGTTAATTTATTAAAATACAGCGATTTAACATTATATGATCATCAAAAAGAAATTTATACAGCGGTTCGCTCTTCTAAACCAAAATTAATATTATATATTGCACCAACCGGTACTGGCAAGACTCTAACACCACTTGGATTATCCGAAAATTATAAAATTATATTTGTATGTGCGGCAAGACACGTTGGATTAGCATTAGCACGCTCAGCAATCTCTATTGGTAAAAAGATTGCATTTGCCTTTGGTTGCTCTGCTGCTGAAGACGTAAGACTACATTACTTTGCGGCCAAAGAATATACAAAGGATAAACGTAGCGGACAAATAAGAAAAGTAGATAATACAGTAGGACATAAAGTAGAAATAATGATTTGTGATGTTCGATCATATATTGCTTCAATGTATTATATGTTATCGTTTAATTTAGCAGAAAATATAATAACATATTGGGATGAACCAACAATTACAATGGATTATGAAAACCATGATTTACACCAAATTATTAAAAAAAACTGGAAAGAAAATATTATACCAAATGTAGTGCTATCTTCTGCTACATTACCCAAAATGCATGAACTAACACAAACTATTGCGGATTTTCAAGAGAAATTTCCAAGAGCTATTGTTACCAATATTTTAAGCAATGATTGTCGCAAAACCATTCCAATTATTAATAATAATGGATATGTTGTTATGCCGCATTATCTAGACGAAGATTATAATAAAATTCTAAATATTGTGTTGAACTGTGAAGAAAATTTGACATTATTAAGATATTTTGATTTAAAAGAGGCATCAGATTTTATATTATTTATTGAAGCAAATGAATATTGTAAATCGGCTGCTAAATTTAATAGAAATTTTGCGTCGGTTGAAGATATAAATATGAAAAGTATTAAATTATATTATTTGAAACTTCTTAAAAATATTATTCCAGAACATTGGACAACTATATATAATCATTTTAAAATAGCAAGAACAAAAAGAATTAAATTTAATAATACTGTTGATAATAAAGGAAATGTTATTGAAAATAAAAAAAACGTTCATAAAGATAATTTAGGTGAACCAATAAGTAAGACAAATAGCATTCAATTGCCAATAGTTCATGATACAGATCCACCAAATAGTTGTGGAGTATATGTAACAACAAAAGATGCGTATACGTTAACAGATGGTCCAACCATATTCTTAGCTGATGATTTACAAAAAATAGCAAAATTCTGTATTCAACAAGCAAATATACCATCAGTTGTAATGAAAGATATTATGGATAAGATTGAATTCAATAATCAAATTAATATAAGAATAGCAAAAGTAGAAAAAGAATTAGAATTAGCAGAAGAACAATTAACATCAAAATTAATGGGTAGTTCATCTGATGGTTCAAAAGAAGCAAAAAAATTAAAGGGAAATAAAAGTGATAAGAGCGCATCAAAAATAGCCAATAAAATAATTGATAAAACAGATGATAGAAGTATTGTAAAAATGAAAGAGGAAGTTGAAGTGTTAAAATCGATGATAAAAAACGCAACATTAGATGATATGTTTATACCAAATAGATTAGCACATTTAAATAAATGGGCACAAAAATTAAATACAAATAATGCGTTTACTAGTAATATTGAAGAAGATAATATTGTTTCTATTATGTTATTAGATGATGTTGACGATAGTTGGAAAATATTATTGTTATTAGGAATTGGTGTTTTCACAGAACATAAAAGCCAAGCGTATACAGAAATAATGAAAAAGTTAGCTGACCAACAAAGGTTATATTTAATAATTGCGGATAGTGATTATATTTATGGAACAAATTATCAGTTTTGTCATGGATATTTAAGTAAAGATTTAGGTTTAACGCAAGAAAAAATAATTCAAGCATTGGGACGAATTGGTCGTAATAATATTCAACAAGAGTATAGTGCTCGTTTTAGAGATGATATTCAAATTGCTACATTATTTACACGATTTGCTTCAGAAGATAAGGTTGAAGTAATTAATATGAATCAACTATTTAATTGTAAAAATGTAAAATGGAATGGTATTGAGTATATAGAATTACCAGAAGAATCATTAGATATAAAAGATGTTTTATAATTTATTTATTGTTTTCTTTATTTATTGTTTTTTTTATATAATAATATATATATTTATTATATAAATAATGACAAATAATGCGGATATAATTGGTGTAGCTATAGTTGGTGTTATAGGAGTTGTTGTTGCCGGTTTAGCATTATCTATTGGTTTTGGTGGTAATAATAGTAGTGGTAGTGGTAGTGGCGGTCCATATGAAATACAACGAGATACAAATTCTTCTATAAGCAATTCAAGTAATTTAGATGATGTAGACAATTATTCAGATTATGATTCGCAAAGAGGTTCTGTAGTTAGTAATATTGATGAAAAATATATGGATGTAGATTTAGATGAAGAAAATGGTTCTACTGGAGGTTCACGTAGAAAAAAACATAAAAAATCTAAAAAACATAGAAAATCGCATAAAAAAACACAAAAAAAACATAAAAGACGTAATAAATAAAATACTTTTAAATATTTATATAAAAAATATAAATATTTAATTAATAGTACATGTTACTATATATATTTTTTTGTTTTTCTCATTTTTCGTTGTTTCAAATACTTTCTGGTTAACTTATTATAATATTTTATAAATTTCTTTGTATGTTTTTTATCATGCAAAAAACTATTTTTTCTTGATTTGTTTTTACCACCAATTAATTCTCCAGTAGCTTGTTGGATCATTGTATTATATGTTGTCTTAATTTGTTCTTCAACATTTTTTATTTCTATCATAATATTATTAATTTTTTCTTGATTTTCTGGAGTAATTTTTTCTCCTCTCTTTTTTGTTTTTCCTAATTCCATTTTTTGCAATTGTAACATACCCATTTTTTCTTCCAAATCTTCTAACTCTTTTTGTAAAACAATACCCTCTTCGGTTTCTTTAAAATCATTAATTTTTTGTTGTCGTATTCTTTCTCGTTCTTTTCTTTCTGCAGAAGTTGCTGCGGATTTACGTTTTGCTTCTAATTTTTTTTGTTCTTTTAAAGCTTTTTCATCTTCTTTTCTTTTTTTCTCAGCAGCAATATATTCTGGACTTGTTTTTCTTTCCTTTTCTAAACGTTTTTGTTCTTCTTTAGCTAGTTTTTCAGCAACTTTTGCTTGTTCTTTTGCTACTTTTACTTGCTCTTTAGCCGCTTTTGCTTCTGCTTTTTCACGTGCTTTTGCTTCTGCTTTTTGTTGTGTTGTTAATCCTTTTAATTTTTGTCTTGCTTCTCTTTTTTCTCTTAGTTCTCTTTCTCTATCAGTTTCTTCTATATCTACTTCAACCCTACTTTGTTGTGGCTCAAATTCCGTCTCATAATCCAACCAATCTTGATAAGAACTATTTTTTAAAGGCTTTATTTTTGTATTTGGATTTACTATTAATTCTGTATCTTCTTTCATATTTGTTCCTACTATTGTTGGATTAGTTATTTCTGGGGTTACAATTATTCCTTGAACTTTTCTATTTTTTTCTTTTACATTTAAATATTGTAATTCTTCTAATAATTCTTCTCTATTAGGCATTTGTAATTCTCGTGTTACATAAATTACACTTCCTTGTAACCCGTTTTGATTAGTTTCATTTTTGTTTCTTGCTACTAACAAAGTTCTAGATGGATTTTGTGTTGAATTAGTATATACATATCCTGTTATTGATTGATCATTTACTGCTTCTTTTCCATTTAAAAGTATATATATTGAACGAAAACCAGAAGGTCTATCACCTTGAATACCCAATCTTAATGCGTTACCATTTGAATCATATGGAATTATTGATCCGCCCTTACTAACACTTCTATAAATTAAGTTATTTTGTATTTCCTGAAACGCAGGTGATAAAGTTATATATTGTGAAAATTGATCGATTGTATTTATATATCCGCCCCATTTAAAACAAGCTTGACATTCTTGTAAATAATCTCCCATTGTTTTCAATATAGTAGCTGACAATAAATCATTAAATATAAAAGGATGTAATTGAAACTGCATTGTTTCCCACATGTCTTTTATAGGATTACTTGTATTATTTGTATTACTATAATATATTTCTTTTATTTTATTAACAACTCTTTTATAAGCAACTGTTGATTTTAAATCATTTGATTGTGAAACTTGAATATCTAATGTAGATATATCTACAACATCATTTTTTTCGCCATTTTGACAAACTAAATTATAATGTAACTTAGCAATCAACGAATCATTTTTATTATAATTTAATACTACACCACCAAACGATATAGTTTTTATAATATTTCCAGTTTCATCTTTTCTTTCATATATTAATTCAGAATATGTTGTACCTACCTCTTTTGGTTCAGAAGCATTATATTTTAATGAGCAATTATCCATAGCATCCATCATTGATGAAGTAGGACAAAAAATACCTCTTTCAAGATTACGATATAATCCAAATAATGCTTGACAATCTTTGAACCATTTTTTATAGTTTGTTTCAAAATCTTTAAAAAATTGCGATTCTTCTGGTAAATTAATATCTTCTTCTAATTTATCAAGTAAAAATAATTTATTTTCAAGAGGAGTTAATTCAGTTCTTTGAATTACTTTTTTATCATATGTTAGTTTTAATAATGTATTATATTCATTTATACTAATTGCTTTGGCTTTTTTTTTTCTATTTAATTCTATTATTATAGGTTCTATATTAGTTTGTAGATTTTTATTAATGGTCTCTAATTGCTCTTCTACTTGTTTTGTAAATTGTGTTAATTTGTCCTGATTAATTGTATTGTCCGTAAATACATTATCTTTAATTTCTTTTAAAGTTTCACCAATAACTATGGAAAAACTATTTGGTAAAAATAATCGTGAACCATTTATATTTGATTTTACATTTGCTGCGTTATTTATAACAAATTTATATTTTGGTGCAGGAATCTTAAAATTACTATTTGTTTTAGATATTAGTGTTTCATTTAGTGTTAACAAATCATATACATTATCAATTATAGTTCCATTTATTGTTACTGGTTCTATTTTACTATTTTGTAATTGTTTTATAGTATATATATTATTTTGATACATTTTTTTTAATTTATTAAATAATATTGGCATTGGTGGTGCTGCTGGAGGCTCAATTATTTTATATTCGTCTATTACGGATAAATTGTTAGGAACAACAACATTTTCAGCAACATTTTCAGCAACATTTTCAGCAACATTTTCAGTAATATTTGTATCTGGAATAATATTATTAACAACATTTTCATCTGTATTTGTTACAATTTGTTGTTCCTGAATAGGTTTTTTAAATTCAACCATTTCAATTTCTCCTGTTTTACCACCTCCTTCCATCATTTCTGATTCAAGGGAAGATTCATTTATATCATGTTCATCGTCACAATCTTCATCACACATAGCAAATAAAGCAGTAATCTCTTCTGTATCTTCATTTATATCTGGATTTATACTTACATCAGGATCTATATCAATTTCTGGTTTATAACTAACATTATTATTTTTGATATAATAATCATAATAAAATGAATCCATATAATTTTTTAAATCATCATCGATTTTATTTCCAAATGATAATGTTTTGGATGGAGACATTTCAACTAACAAACGCTTTAAAATTAAAATTTCTAAAATTAGCAATTCATTATTTTTATTTCCGCCATTTTCAGCATCAATTGGATATAACTCTTTTAGTCTATCATATGTAATTTGATTCAATTCATTATATCCAAAAATATAATCTTCTGGATTAATAACATCTGGAAATAATTTACCCCAAATTCCTAATTTTATAAACATTCCACGTGCTATTGTAGTTAAAAGATTATTATGCGTTATAAATACATATTCTGGAACTCGAACCTGTGTTTTTTCTGGAAATGGTAATAATGGAGAACCATCTGATGATATATTTAATTCATTATTTTGTTCATCATCGTCATCTTCGTCATCAACATTTCCATCTCCATCACCATTACCATTACCATCCTCATCATCTTCACCTCCTCCAATTTTTGTATCAAGCAATGTTTCAAAATTGGTATAATCAGTTACAGACAAATAACTAACATAAAATATAATAAATTGATAAAGTATTTCGGTTGAATTTACTATATCAAACGAGTTATCAAATATATTTTTATTATAAATTATTTCATAAGATTCTTTTAATAATTTAAAAATGTCGCCATAAAAATTATAATTGATTGAATTGCCTTGTTCAAAATCTTGAATAATGTAATTAAATGAATTTAATATTGATTTATGTAATGCTGTATCTTTATTATCAGCATCTGCTATATTATCATCTGTATAACCTAAATATGTTACAACATAAGTATTTAAAGAAGAATGAAACGATAAAAAATCCGCATTATTTTCAAGTGCGTTAACAATTGGTCCAAAATCTAAATTATTAATGGTGGGTTTTGTTAGTAAAATACTTATATCGTCATAATGTGTTGGTTTAGTTGAAATACTTGTATTAGTAATCATATCTTGTTTTACAGAAATAAATGATTTTTTAGCAGAACTAGATGATAAATCACTTAAAATAGTGGCTCCACCAGAAGTATAAATAGGTTCTTCAAATGTTTGTTGATAATTATAGAAATTGTTTTTATTTGGATCATTTGTTTGAACATCTTCAAATTGATTGTCGTCATATAGAGTTACTTTATGGTCGCCAGAATATCTTCCTGCTCCATATGCTATTATTTTAAAAATAGTATTACCAATAGTTATTCCTAATGATTCAAATAAACTAGGTTCATCAGGATTAACTCGTGCGACATTATTACCAGAAAGAACTCTTGCGTGCATAGAACCAAGATTATAATCGTGAACATAATCATGAACAAAAGCACTAAGACATATAACAATCATATCTTCTTCTCTATCAAATCGAATTGTATTTTTTGCTACACCATTTGGGGTAATAGTAACTCCATTTTCAATAACAATATTAGGTCTAGTAGGAAATATTTGTTTATGAGTTAAA